TGTAAACCGTGCATCCTACAGCAGTTGGAACACAAAGGGCGCATCACAGGGTGCGGTTGTCGGAGGGTATCCCCGGGTAGGCGCGCTGGTATTCTCCGCACTGCGCAGCAGCGTGGAATGGGCGGATCAGGAGATCGGTGCAATCCGGTTGACGCTGACCTTCTCGCAAGCGGGCTTAAACAGAGAAAAAACTCTGTACATGTACAAGGGCACGCAGAACGCTCTGACCGGAACCGGCACGGCCATGCTGGGAGAAGCCATCGGCACGGCAAAAACCAACGGAACAGCGTACACCAGTACGAGAACCATCCTTTTTTCCTCAGAATCCAATCCAGCGGCGTTTGCAAAGCTGGTTGAATGGATTCAGAACGGTACGACAAACACCCTTGCACTGTATGTGAACGAAGCTGCGTCAGACTACGACTGGTCTACCAATTACCTGTATATTTCGGCAGCTGCGCTGTCTGTAGATCACGAGGTGAAGGGCAGCAAGGGAGATCTGAGCGCGGATGCGGTGGAAGCCGGATCGTCGATCACCCTGAAAATTGAGCCAATGGAGGCTGAAGGCACGGTAACGCACAAAGTGCAGTGGAAGTTCGGGAGCCTTGCCAGCGTAACAACGATGCTTCCTTCAACGACGACGGTAAGCACCTATACCGTGCCGCTGACGTGGCTGGCCCAGATTCCGGACGCACTGAGCGGAAAGGCGCAATGCGTACTTACGACGCTTGTGGACGGTGTGCAGAAGGCGCAAAGGTCAATTCCATTTACTGTGAACGTACCCGAAAGCGTGGTTCCGGAGTTTACCGCCAGCGCGGCAAGCAGCGGCACTTCAGGCGGATATTACCAGTATATCGGCGCGGCGATAATCTCGTTTGCAGACATAAACCTGCCCTACGGTGCAGACGCCGTGGCGTTCCGGATTGCCGGGGCTGAAGGAGTAACTGCAGCGGCCAGCTCCGTGACGACTGAAAAATTCCAGACTTCAGGAATGCATACCTATACGCTGACGCTGACCGACAGCCGCGGGCGCAGCACTACGCACAAGGTCAGCATTGACGTAAAGGCAGTTGCGTTGCCGCAGATTACGGAATTCTCGGTACAACGGTATTCCTCGCGCGTGGACGACGGCGGAAGCACCATATATGAGGCCAGCACCGACGGAAACAAGGTGTGGGCAACCATAGCGGCCGCAGTAGACCTTGCGGGCGGAAACAACACGCCGTCGGCATACATCCTGTACGGGCCCGAGGATGGCACACAGAGCCGGGTATATCTTTCATGGCCGAGCAGCGCAGCAGCCTACAATGTGGAGAACAGCCGCACGCTGATTACCGCCGTCATTCCGCTGGACGATGCATACGACTTTGAGCTAGTGGTATCGGACGAGCATACCTCCGTAACCGCGTCCTCTCGCGTGGAGCAGAGCTGGGCGATACTGCATATGGCGGGAAACGGCAAGGGCGTTGCGGTAGGCATGTATTCCACAGCAACCGAAGACGCCCCCAGGTTTGAGAGCGCATGGGAGGCCAGCTTCTACGGCGGCATACGCGGCGTAACCAACTACACCGAGGCGGAAACGCCCACCGGCGGCACATGGATTGACGGGAATCCCATATACCGCAGGGTGGTAACCTTCGGCGAAATGGCGGCAAATTCAGAAAGCCATGTGCCGATCGGCGTAGGCGCCAATGAGCTGGGGCTGGTAATTGACGTGAAAGGTATGGCATACACGCCATACGAGGGGTATATGATGCTGCTGCCCAACCCCAGCAAGGATAACAATTGGATGGTGCAGATGCAGATCAGCAACATGCTCACTGCGCCGGCTGTGACGATCATTACCGGCACGGCCCGCGCAATTACCAGCGGATTTGTTATTGTTGAGTATACAAAAGTTCAGTAAAGGGAGGAATTTCGATGGTAGTCTATGATCCCGAAAGCGGCGTATTCCAGATGACGCGCGGCGATTACGCGCCCATCCGCTGCGGCCCTTATGTGCGCAATCCTGATACGGACGAGCTCACGCCTTACGAGATGCAGGAAGCGGATACCATTACCCTGACCGTGCGCAGCACGGCGGATACGTCCATGCCGATTCTGCTGCAGGTTACCTCGCAGCCCGGCAGCGACCGCATTGTTATTCTGAGCGAGGATACGAAAGAAATCCCGCCTGGAAAATATTCCGCAGATCTTCAGCTCAACCTTGATGGCGGTCCGCAAGCTATTACATTCTGGCCCGGCCCTCCCGACAGCAAGCGCAAGCAGGGAACGGTGTATAACTTCGAGAATTTCATCATCAATGCGGAGGTGACCTGATGGAAACCAACATTACTTCCGGCAACGGAGCAATCATTCCCGAGGTTGACATTGTCGGCGCTGCTATCTCACCGGAAACGGAAATATCCGGCGAGATCCGATCTGAAATCAGTCTGAAGGGCGAAATGAATGCAGGCGCGCTTATTCTGAACGACTACACCTTGACCATTACCGACATCGCCGGCGGTCATCGCCTTACCGTAAGGCGCGGCTCGGAGGAGCAGGTCATGGACGTGATGGACGGCAGCATGTCGGACGGGTATCTGATGCCGGATCAGGTGGTATTCCCGGATGGTGCGGTTACCACATTCCCGATCGGAAGCGTGGAGCTGGTAAACGGCAAGGGCACGCTTATTTCGCCTGGAGGCACGCTGGCAGACTTTTTCGCGAAGCTGATCAAGGTGAAAACGCCTGAAATTGCGCAGCCGAGCGCTCGGGTGAGGCTCACCCAAGCCAAGGAATATGAGGTCGGCGAGTATGTCACGCCTTCATATGTGCTTGAGTTTGATCCCGGAAGCTATGAATTCGGGCCGGATACAGGCGTGAGAGCAGCTTCGATCACTGTGGCCAACAATGTAAACAGTGAGACGCACAGCGCTGTAAGCGGAAGCTTCAGTCGGATTCAGGTAACAAAAAATACGAGCTTTAAGATTACCGCCGTGGTGAGGCATACAGGCGGAGCCGCGCCGAAGGATAACATGGGCGGGAACTACGTGGCCGGTAGAATTGCTCCGGGAACGATCGAGGCAGTAAGCGAAGCACTTACTGGATACCGGCAATCCTATTATGGCACGCTGACCAGCAAAAACACCATTACGGAGGCTGAGATCAAGAAGCTGCCGCGCCGCGGAAGGTCGCTTAACGCAGGCGATTCCTTTGAAATCACAATCCCGGTGGGCGCGAGGCGCGTAATGATCGCATATTCGCAGGACCTGCCCAGAATTAAATCCATCATCGATACCGGAGGGATGCATTCGGACATTGTGAAGAGCTTCAAAGTGCAGTCCTGCGGCGTGTTCAGCGCAAACATGTACGATGCGGACAGGTATTACGTCTATTACCTCGACTTTGCAGTCGCGAACGACACCCAGAACAAGTACATTGTAACGATCTGACGGAGGTGATGATATACATGGCTGAATACGGAAAACTGAGATTCTCTACGGCTCTGGACCCGACCTCGGCATTCCCGTTGGATGCACGGATCCTGTTCGATTCACTTGAAAAGGCACAGGCGGCTGCAGCAACGGCAGATGAGGCGGGCAGCACCAGCACGGTGTATTACATTGGCCAGCAGCTGGTGGTAATCACGGAAGACGCTGCAACCCTTTACACCATTCAGCCGGACGGAACTCTTCGGGCGGCCGCCGGTCCTGATTCCGCTGTTCTTCCTCCGGTTACGCAGGAGGATGAGGGAAAAGTACTTACGGTGGTGGACGGCGCGTGGGCAGCGGCGAAGCTGCCTGTATACGACGGCGTTTACTCCGTAACGCCTGCGGCAGAGGCGCAGACGCTGGCTACGGCACAGAAGCTCATGGACGCCGATCTGACGGTGGAGAAAATCCCTTACAGCGAGGTAACGAACACCGCAGGCGGCACAACGGCAAGCATCGGATAAGAAAGCGAGGAATACATCATGGCAATTTCTAAGGTAGTATATGGCAATAATACCCTGATCGACCTGACCCAGGACACCATCAAGGCGGAACACCTGATCAAGGGCTACACTGCCCACGGCGCAGACGGCGAAAAGATCACAGGCACCAACGATTGGGATTCCAATACCCAGGATGCAACTGCTGCAGACAGTGAAATTCTTTTGACGAAAAAAGCTGTTGTAAAAGGCCAGATGCTCACCGGCACAATGCCCAACAACGGCGCAGTGAATGGCACCATCAGCACGATCGATGGTAAATTTTATGTAGCGAAGGGTTTTCATGATGGTTCAGGATATGTAGAGATTGATCCGGCTGAACGAGCAAAGGCGATTCCGGAAAATATCCGAGAAGGCATCACGTTTATGGGAATTCCGGGTAGCATGAGCGGCAGTGAGGATTCCAAGCCCCAGGCGAAGGAAGTAACGCCTTCCACTGAAACCCAGACCGTTCTGCCGGATACCGGTTATAATTGCCTTTCCCAGGTAACGGTGAAGCCCATCCCCTACAGCGAGAGTGACAACACCGCAGGCGGAACGACCGTAACCATCGGATAACGAGGACAATGCACATGTATGTGAATAAAGTTGTGTATGCTGGCCGGACGCTGATTGACCTCACGGACAGCACAGTCACGGCGGATACGCTTGCCGAGGGCGTTGTGGCCTACAACGCAGCGGGACAGAGGATCGTCGGCACGGCTAAGTTTATTTCCGCCGGTTATGCCGCGCTGATCGACAGCAACGGAATGACGTTTGTCGATGCAGACGGCAGAACTTTTGCAGTAAAGGAGGAATAACAAATGACTGAATACAAATCGCAGTACACAGGCGAGCAAATTGATGCCGCCGTAGCAACTGCGCAAAGTGCGGTACAGTTTGCCGCCCAGACCCTCACCGATGAACAGCAAGCGCAGGCCAGGACAAACATTGCAGCAGCGAGTCAGAAAGAAGTTGACGCGCTTTCTGAAGAGATCGTTGAGCTTCGCACAGAGGTCAACAACGAAGCAACCGCAAGCGGAAGCACGGTAACGGTAAAAGCAGAGGCTGACTCCAGCATGAAAATCGTGTCACAGATCGCAGCAGATGGCAAGGGTGTAAGTCGGGTAAATCTGACGCATAGCGGCAAGAACCTTGCGCGGCTGCAAAAAAACAATATTTCTACGGGCGTTGTGGTCACCTATGACGGACTGTCTGCTGGTCACGCAGCAGGAGCAGGCGCGTCCAGTACCTACATCAACATCAACGCATACACCATGCGCAGCACCAGCATTATGCTGAGCGTTGTTTTGCCCGAAAACATGACTTTTGTTTATACGCAGAATAAAGTATGGAAGGGCGAAATCAAGAGCAGCGGCAATGTTAGCATAATGGGCAATGTCGGCGATGTAATCAATGGATATTTCCAAGTGTTAAAAAACGTTGCTGTTGACGGTGACTTTGCTGTGCAAATCGAGATCGGCACTCAGGCAACCGAATATGAAACGGCGAAAGAAACCACGTATAGCGTAACGCTCCCTGAAACTGTGGTAAATGGCGAGTACAACTGGGCAACTGGTGTGCTGACCAACAGCGACACCGGGGAAACGGCGCAGCTTTACGCGCAGTCGATTTTCGCATACGGCGGCACGGACATCCTGTGGAGCGACACCGGCAACACGACTGTCACCTACAAAAAGTCCAGCGGGAACAGCGGTAGCGGTGAAAGTGCTGGTGGTGGCACATCGTTTGATTACAAGGCATATAATCTGCCTATCCTCTATCTGTCAGGCGATATCACCCTGATGAACAAGGACGATGCTGTTGATCTTGCTTATGTGTACGGCAGCATGAAAGGCACGGCATCTGTTAAGTGGCAGGGTTCCAGTTCCATCGCCTACCCGAAAAAGAACTACACCATCAAGTTTGATACTGCTTTTGAAGCAAAAGAAGGATGGGGAGCGCAGAAGAAGTACTGCACAAAAGCGAACTGGATTGATTTCAGCCACTCTCGAAATCTGGTTAGCGCCAATCTTTGGGGGCAGATTTGCGAAGAACGTGGCGGTGATCCGTTGGCAGATTGCCCGAACTACGGCGCGGTTGACGGCTTCCCGATTGTCATTGTCATCAATGATGAATTTATGGGAGTATATACATTTAATATTCCCAAGGACGGGTGGATGGCAAACCTGCCCACGGAAGGTGCAACGCAGGAAGCTATCCTGTGCGCTGATGTGACTGGTATCGATGCAACCAGATTCAAAGGCCCTGCAACGCTGGACGGTGATTTTGAAGTCGAGTACATCACGGACGAAGATAACACAGAATGGGCAAAAACTTCTTTGAACGCGCTGATTAACGCTTGTGTTAATAGCGATGGCAGCGACCTTGATACAACCATTGCGGCTATGTTGGATTGGGACAGAGCGATTGACTACTATATCTTCACAGTGCTGCTTCGTGGCGATGATATGGTAGACAAAAACTATCTGCTTATCAAGCGCGGTGATAGCCCGTGGCTGTTCGGTGGCTATGATATGGACTGCACGTTCGGCCTGTATTGGGATGGCTCCAAGTTCATAGAAGCCAATATTTTGACAAAATTCGCAGGTGTTGCGGAAACGCATCGACTGATGAACCTGATCTATACCTACAAGCGTGATGAACTGATTGCGCGTTACAAGCATCTGCGAAACACGGTCATGAGCGAAGATAATATTGCTCTTGCTTTCCTGAATTTCGCTGGTGTCTTCCCTCGCCCGTTGATGGATGAGGACAACCGCAAGTGGCCGACCATCCCGAATACAAACGTCAATAACGTGCAACAGGCTATCGACTGGTATCGCCGCCGCTGCATCGTTATTGACAAGGAGATCAACGCGCTGCAACCTCAGCAGTAATCAACTTTCTGATAAGAAAGTTAAGTCAACTTTCTGAAGCGAAACAACTAATTAACTTTCTGACAAGAAAGACAACAAGGAGGTGATGCGGCATGGGCGTATATCTTGAATGTACAAACAATCTGCATTGAATGGAATACAGAAAGGAGAATTCTATGGCAAACAAAAGAATCGGTCATGCTTCTCTGAGTGAGAACGGTACAATTTACGGCGCAGTCGGCGATCAGACCGGGCGCGAAGTATACGTCAGAAGTTGGTATGACAGGGGCTGGAACTGCGTGCTGCGCCCGGTTGACCCGGACGTGGCGGAGAAGTCCGCGCTGCTGTGCGAGGCGGTGTGCGCCAACGATAACGTCGGCTACAGCCAGTCGAGCAGCAATGTGACGGGCCGCAATTCCCTGCGCCGTCAGTTGATGGAGAACGGCTGGGATGTGAGCAGAATCGCCAAGTGCAATTGCGACTGCTCGTCCTTCATGGCGGTCTGCGCGGAGTACGGCGGCGTAGAGATGCAGCCGCAGTACACCTCCGGCAACGCGCCCGCCACGTCCACCATGCGCGTCAAGTTCGCCAGAACTGGTGCGTACAAGGTGCTGACGGACAAGAAGTACCGCAACTCCCCGGACTACCTTCTACGCGGCGATATCCTGCTGCGTGAGGGCAGCCACACGGCGATGGTTCTGGACAACGGCGCAAAGGCCGGCAGCGAACGCCCTGAAACGCCGTACAAGCTCGGCGACCGCCTGTTGCGCAATGGCTCGGAGGGCGCGGACGTGCAGGAGCTGCAAACGCTGCTGATCCGGCTGTCGGAGAAGCAGAACGACACGTCCTACCTCGTCGGGTCCTACGGCGCAGACGGCGATTTCGGCGACAGCACCGAGTCGGCGGTGCGTGCATTCCAGAGAGACTATGCGCTGTCCATCGACGGCATTGTCGGCGCAAAGACGCTGGACAGGCTCTACGCCGCTCTGGAATCTGGCGGCGACGGTCCGGTTCAGAAGCCGGAGAAAGTGCGCATCTTCGGCGGCACGGCCTACATCCGCACCGGGCCGGACACCTCCGGCGCAATTCTCGGCACGGTGCATTCCGGCGACCGCTATCCCTACGCCGGAGAAACCTCTGAAAACGGCTGGAACAAGATCGTCTACGCGCCCGAGGCCGAGGGCTGGGTGAGCGGCAAGTACAGCAAGATTGAAGGAGCGTGAGGCCGTTGCAGCAGATGATAGAATTCATCGAGCAGCATTGGCCGCTGATCGCCGCGCTGCTGCCGTGTCTGATCGAGATTGTGCCGGTCAAGTGGAGCCCGATCACGTCGCTGCTGAAATGGATCGGGCGGATTGTCACGGCGGAAGTCATGGTCGAGCTGGCAGAGGTCAAACGCACACAGGCGGAGCAGCAGGCGACCATTGATGCGAACGAGCTGGACCGCATCCGCTACGAAGTACTGGACTTCGCCAATTCCTGCCGCAACGGCAGAAAGCACACCAAAGACGAATTTGAACACATTATTGTGCTGAATACGAAGTACCACGGTCTGCTGGAAAAGACCGGCGAGGAGAACGGCGTGTTTGAGCAGGAATACGAGTACATACTGGAACTGTACCACCGCTGTCAGCGCGAAAACACGTTTCTCTGAGTAAGAAAGGAGACATACTATGATCGATCTGACCCCTCTGTTTCAGGCTCTCATTGCCCTGCTGGGCGCGATTATCACCTACAAGCTGATCCCGTGGATCAAGGCCCGCACCACCAACGAACAGCAGGAAGCGCTCCGCGCGACCGTCAGAACGCTTGTATTCGCCGCAGAACAGGTCTACGGCGCAGGCAAGGGCAGGGAAAAGCTGGACTACGTTGCTGCCCAGCTCGCCGCCAAGGGTTACACCGTAGACCGCGCTGAAATTGAAGCTGCTGTATATGATTATCTGAACGGTCCGAAGGAAGTAACTGCACCGCCCGAGGAGGGCTGATTTATGGGTGTGCCGAGACGGTATCCTCAGTTTGACGACCTGTCAGCCGAGGAGTTTGCGCACCTGCTGGCCATGTCGAAGCTGAGCGGCGAGGAAAAGGAAATCGCCGCTCAGTGCATCGTGTGGCACATGAACTACATCGACGTCGGCGTAATCGTCCATATGGACCGCAGAACCGTCTCCCGCAGAATGGAGACGGTGATCCTGCCGGAGCTGGAACGGATGATGCGCAAAAACATGAAAGCCGGGGCATAGCGCCCCGGCTATTTTTTATGCCTTATTGAAGCCCATCTGTTCGCACAATGCGTCCTGCAAAACCTTGGAGAAGTTCAGACCGCGATGTTCAGCGGCTTCGTTCAGCCACGAGGGGATGGTAAGCGTCTTTTTGACGGCTTTGTTGGAGTGGGCGCGGCGATAAGCGTCAGTGTCTGCGAGAATCAGCGTAACAAACGCGCCGTCCGCTGCGGGTACGTTTACGCCGGATGCGGCGGGAATCTCCTTTGCCTGTTCCTCGGCGCGTGACAGCCAGCCGCACAGCGCGTCCTCTGCCATGTGCATAGCGTCGGGCAGATCGTCGCCGCAGGTGTAGCAGTCGGGCAGATCAGGGAAGGAGACGTTGTACATGCCGTCCTCGGCTTCGAATACTGCGGGATAAACATACTTTGCCATATCTATACCTCCACGGCGCGGGACTTATTTCAGTCCCGCGTCTTTCATAATCTTATTGGCCGTTCCGGTTGGGATTTCCTTGGATGGGTGCCGCGGCACTTGAATCTCTTTGCCTGTTACCGGGCTGTACCAGAAATCGTGTTCGCCGCGATGGTCGATCAGGTAACAGCCTATCTTCTTCATCAACTTGGTCAACTCGCTCGTTTTCATCATGTCCCCTCCTGACAATACTATTATAACACGTATTGATACGTATGTCAATGGGAAACTACGTATTGATACGTATTTATTTTGTCCACAAGATGTACACGCCATGCACACGTCTGCCCCCTGAAAATCCGAAAAAATGAGATAATCGGGGTGCAAAGGAGGCGATGGTTTGAATTATTACGGAGGCTATCAGCCGCAATACGGCGGAGGTTATCAACCCCAGCAGCAATACGGCAATCCGCGCATGGACTTCCTGCAGCAGACACAGCAGGCCATGCAGCCTATGCCGCAGATGCCGCAGATGAACACTGGCGAGCTTCAGGGCCGCGTTGTAACGGGCCGCGAGGAGGCTGTGGCGGCGCAGGTTATGCCGGGTGCGCCTTATTTCTTCCTCGACCTTGCCCACGGACGTGCCTATGTGAAGCGCTACGACCCGCAGACGGGCGCTGCGGAGTTTATTGATCTCGCGGTTGTACGCCCGGAGGCTGCGGCTGCACCGCAGTTCGCGACGATTGAGATGGTGGAAGCGCTCCGCGCCGAGATAGAATCTCTCCGTGCCGGACAGGCTGCACCGCCGTCCAGCAGGCGGAAAGGAGCTGAAGTTGAATGATGATGAACCCTATGCAGATGATTCAGATGCTGCAATCCTCCGGCAATCCTATGCAGGCCATGATGAACATGGCGAACCAGAATCCGATGCTGCGCAATGCGATTCAGATGATGAACGGTAAAACGCCCCAGCAGATGGAGCAGACCGTGCGTCAGATCGCCCAGCAGCGCGGTGTAGACCTCGACCAGCTTGCGCGCCAGATGGGCGTGAGACTGCCGAAATAATGAAAGGAGAACGGGATATGGAAAAAGATACAGGATATGCACTTGGATATTTCCCCCAATCCGAAGACAAAGGCGAATCTATTATCGGGGATGATTTTATGGCAGCGATGTTCTCGCTGATTATGGCTGCGACTTTGGGTGCATTTCCATCAGCGCAGCCGGAGAGCGAAGAAAAAGCGAGTGAATAATGTTCAATCCGGCGACGGCCGCGCCGTGTTGATAGATTCTCTGAGTATCTCTAATGATCTATGACTCACACAAAGGAGGGAAAAATATGGCAGAAGATAATTTCGCCATGGGTTATGCTCTTGGTCAGGATTCCAACAACAACTGTAACGACGGCTTCGGCTTCGGCGGCATGGGCGGCTGGATCTGGATTTTGCTGCTGGTCGGCTTGTTCGGCGGCTGGGGCTTCGGCGGTGCAGGCGGCTTCGGCGGTTACGGCGTAAACGGTGCCGGTCTTCAGGGCATGGCAACCCGCGCTGATATCAACGAGGGCTTTGCACTCCAGAATATCACCGGCGGCATCCGCGGCATCGAACAGGGCCTTTGCGACGGCTTCCACAACCAGACTGTCGCAACCATGCAGGGCTTCAACGGCGTAGAGCGCGGCTTTGCAAGCCTCTCCAACCAGCTCTCTGACTGCTGCTGCGAGAACCGCGCCGCAATCGCACAGGTGCGCTACGACATGGCTACGCAGGCCTGCGATACTCGCAACCTCATCCAGAACACCACCCGCGACCTGATCGATAACGCCAACGCTAACACTCGCCAGATCATGGACTTCCTTGTTCAGGACAAGATTGCCGCGCTGACCGCCGAGAATCAGTCCTTGAAGTTCGCCGCATCTCAGGCGCAGCAGAATGCGTTCATCACGGCGAATCAGGAAGCTCAGACCGCAGAGCTGATCCGCAGACTGGGCCGCGACTGCCCCGTCCCGGCTTATGTCGTGCCGAACCCCAATTGCTGCTATGGCAATCCTGTGGGCGTGTCCTACGGCGGCTGCGGCGGCAATTGCGGCAACGGCTACGGTTTTGCCGCATGACAACTCCAACAGGGATAGTTCGGCTCTGACCGTTCCCCACGAAATCTGACAGGGGGATGGGCAACCATCCCTCTGAATCTATCAAGGAGGCGAAATAACAGTATGATTGATGCAGTATCCAATGCAATCCAGCTTGTGGACGTCGGCAGCGGAGTGGTATTCGAAAACACCCGCATCATGACCGGGCGTACCGTCCGCCATGAGGCAGGCTCCGCGCGGTTCGTGCTGCTGGCTCCTGGCATCTATTCCGTTCACTTTTCCGGCAATATCGCCATTCCCACCGGCGGCGCGGTTGGCCCGATCTCGGTTGCCCTGTCCGTGGACGGAGAATCCATCACCGGCAGCGACGCGATCATCACGCCTGCGGCGGTTGAGGAGTACGGCAACGTCAGCGTAAACGCCCTTGTGCGCGTCTATGGCTGCGGCAATTGTCCTGCAAACGTTGGCGTGGTGGTGGTCAATACCAGCGACATTCCGATCAACGTGCAGGATGCGAACCTGATCATCATCCGTGAATGTGGAGGTGGTAATGTATGAAGCCCGGAATGAGAATGATGATGCTGGATAAAATCCGGCAGGGAGACCGCCCGCCCCGTAGCGAGTACGGCGGCGGAAATGAGCGGCGCATGATCGGCTATGACCGTGATAAGCCGCAGCGCGGCGATATGCCGCCCATGAACGGCCCGCGCTATGATCCGCCCGGCATGTGGCCCGGCTGGGAGCGTCCGCCCATGGGCCGCTACGACGGCGAGCCCGAGGCGCGCAGGCGCCGCGACAGCCGCGGACGCTATGCCATGGGCGGCTCGGAGTATGACAATGACGAAGAGGATGATTATCCTCGCCACAAGCGGCACGAGCGCAAGGGTGAACTTCTAGCCAGCGGTTCTGTCTGGATGAATCCCGGCATGGGTAAACGGGATTACCCGCCCGTTGACGAGCATCAGGCAATGGAATGGGTGCATGAAATGGAACCGCCCGAGGGCGGCAGACCCATGCCTGCGTTCCGAATCGAGGAAACCGACGCCCTGCGTAAAGCGCATTGCCCTGAATGCGACAAGTGGGAGTTCTTCGTCGTGATGAACATGAAGTATTCCGACCTGTTCGAATACGCGAAGAAACTTGGCATGGACAAACCCGAGTTCTACGCCTACATGGCAAAAGCGTTCCTCTGCGATAAGGACGCAGGTCCGCACAAGCTCCAGAAGTACATGGAGGTAATCCCCAAGAAGTAAGCAAAGCCGGGGCGAAAGCCCCGGCACAGGCATTTATAACGCAATAAAGCCAACAATTAGGTAGTGCATGAGAGAAAGAATGAATTCTTAATCGCATGCACCACCTAATTTCATTCAGGCATTGCGGGGTATATGTCCAAAGACATATACTCTGCGGGGTTTTCGTTGCGAGTACAGCGGTGAGTTTTATAATACACGACGCGGGAAATGACGGAGCGAAGCAGCTGGTTGCGCTTCTGAAGGTCGGTAGTAAGGGGATAAGCCTCCAGGACGTGCTGAATGTTGGGAAGCTGCATGATGATAATATCACTTGTGGTCGGCATGCTATGAAGGCGAGAAAGCTCAACTTTTGCGGACTCAATGCGAGCGGTAAGCTCGTCTCTGCGCTGAACAAAAACGGTGGGAGTATAGATACCCTGTTCTAGTAAATCGTGCAGACGGGACATTTGCCCGTTGAGCGCGTCGATCTGCTTTTGTATGGTCGCGGCTGCTGTATTCTCAGGCTTGCCGCTTTGCTGCCGCATAGCGGGGCTGCTGTACTCGACAACCCAGCTTTTCAGGGCTTCCAGCAGCGTTTCCTCCAAAGTGGGGATATATATACTCGTGGTTGGGCAATTCTGCGTGGGGCATCGGAGAGCGCTGGGCCGGCCGTTTGCGCCTGGCTTGCGTTGGAGGGTTTTGCCGCAGATGCTGCATTTGATCAGTCCGGACAGCACGTTTGTAACAGGCGCATAGGTATTCTTCGGCAGCTTAGCGTGGGCATCAAACATGCGCTGCACGCGATCGAAGAGAGCGCGGTCAATAATGGGTTCGTGGGCGCCCTCAACAATGATCGGCTCCGGGTTTGTCTCGCGTGTGATGCTGCGCACGCCGCCGGCAGAACGGACGCGGGAGACGCGCTTGTTCCAGCTTGATGTGCCGATATAGGCCGGGTTGCGCAGAATTCGCCGTATATAGTCGCCGGTAAAGACGTGCCCGAGGTCGGTACGCAGTCCCATATCGTTCAGCCTGCGCGCAATGCTGTCAGAGCCCATGGTTTCGTCGTTGTCGCCGTCTGCATACCAACGGAAAATCATCCGGACAATCTCGGCCTTGTCAGGATCAGGAACCAGCGTAAAGCCCTTGCGGTCCATGCGCCGGACTTTGTTGTAGCCATAGGTGACGCGGGTGCCGAGATAATTGCCCTCTGCGGCAGATCTCGCACGCCCGGTCTGCATGCGCTGCTTAATCTTGCGATATTCGAACCGCGCAAAAAAGAGAGAAAAATCAAAGAAATCTTCGTCGGCGTCCTGCTGCGGGTCGAAAGTCTTAATGGGTGTGATGATAAGCGTGTTGGTGCTGTAAAACGCCTGCTTTACAATGCCCTGATCAATGCTGTCGCCGCGCGCAAGTCTGTCGGCGTCATTGACGATCACACCAGCATACTCTCCGGCCTCGACGGCGGCAAGGAGCATGCGCATCTGAGGTCTGCTCTGGATGCTCTCGCCGGAGACGATCTCCTCATAGATCTGTACGACATTCAGCCCACGCCGCTCGGCAAGCTGCGTAAGAGCAATGCGGTGTCGGGCAAGGGTTTCGCCTTCTCCGCGGGCTTCCGCCTCCAGATCCGCGCGGGATTTTCGCAGATAGATGGCATATTTACTGGTCGGGGCTGGGCTCATACAGATCACTCCTCAAAGTAGTACGTTACGGATGTTGTAAAAAATCCGTGGACGTGCTATACTATGAGGTGCAGATCCACGGATGCTCAATCGTGACGGTTTGCCTTGTACACACCCGATGGCAGTCGGGTGTGTTTTTTATATCCGCAGGCGATTGCGGATATGCCGCGCCTAGCGCAGCCACATGCCGGTGAGGCCTTTGTCGATGTTCCAAGGGAGGAGCTCCCACACAAAGTAGCCGCAGAGCAGCACAAGGAGCAGGGCAAGGCAGGTCGTAAACACTCTCTGATGTTTCAGCTCGCGCCGCAGACAGTCGATGGTTTCTCCGCGCTTCCCGAACAGCCCTTCAAGGTTGGCAATGGTCCTGTCCTTGTGGACGATGCGTTCGTTGAGTACAGCGAGATCCTGTTCCTGTTCGCTCAGACGGCTGCGCTTGTCGGCGAGGCGTTTTTCCTGCTCGTCGACCTTCTCACTGAGTGTGCGCAGCAGCTCGGCGTTGGCGGCGATGCTCGCGGCGGTGACGGTGTCGCGCTCGCGCATCATGCTTTCGACCTGATTGCGCATGGCGTCCATGAGCGTCGCGTCGTAGGTTTCCTCCTCGCGCGCAAAGTCACGCTCTGGCGCAAGCCCGAGAGTGCGGTCGAAGGACGCGTTGAGCGCTCGAATGATGGGATATAGCGTGGATATGCGGGGATCCTTGGTCGTGCCCTGCATCAGCTTGCGCAGCGTGGACTCCGGCGTGCCGCTCAGACGCGCGAGGGCGGGGAAGGTCAGTTCCTGAAATTCCATCAGCTTGCGCAGATGGTCCCAACGGATTTCCGGGGTCTCGATGATTTCGGCCTCAATCGGCTTGGTTTGATCCACGTCGTACCTCTTTCAACCTGTCCAAATTCGAGAGGACAGGATTTTTCTTATTCGGTCGGATTTTGCGCTGTTTTCACCTTCAATGGACGGTTTTCCCGTGATTTTCTCACATTCGGCAGGGGTGCTCCGCCGAATTCGGACGGTTTTTTCTCTTATTCGGCGGTCGGGCTATCCAAATTCGGACGGTTTTTCTCGCATTTGGTTACCCCTGTCCGAATTTGGATAGTTCCCAAGAGCCGCTTTTTGTGCTATGCTTCAGTCGTCGCCGGAAAGGCGGCGCAGCTGGGAATCGATAACAGCTTCCACGGTATAGATTCCTGCTTCGTCCAGCTGGGCGATGCGCTCCAGCAGCCGACGCTGCTCTGCGGTATACTGAATGGGCTTGAGCCCAAGCAGCTCGTCACAGGAGCAGCCCAGCGCACGGCACACGCGCATGAGCGGTCGGATTTGGGGATAGGAATAGCCGATTTCCCAATTGCTGATCGAAAACGGATTCGTATTCGACTTCGCTCCAAGCTCCGCCTGGGTCAGGCCGGCGCGCATGCGCTCCGCACACAGTCTGCTGCCAAACGCTTTCATAGCTTCCTTGCTCATAGGCATCACTCCTTTTTTATTCATTATACTGCAAATGATTTGCACTGTCAATTTGTAAAGCGCAAGACGGTTGCAATTTAACAATAACAAAGGAGGTATCCCCATGCGTCACAACTACACGGTAAGACGGTCCAACCTGGTCGAGAACTACGACGTGGTCTACAAGCACATCCCCGAGAAGCAGCACGTCAGCCGCATCATTGACCACCCGCGCAAGCTGATCATCATTAACATGTGCTGCAACCCTTACGATGCAATGCCCGAGGAGATCTTCTACGAGCGCACCTGCTTCGACACCGAGGAAGATGAATAAAGACCCCGGCAGCGACTTCCTGCCGGGTGAGGAGGAAATATGATCCGAGTGAAGATTCCTGCGCGGTTTGCGCACTTCGGCATTCAGACCGAGGAGGATCGGGAGCATCCCGAGACGGACATGCGCATCGACGTGCCCGAGGAGATGGTCTACATCAACACCGCCGCCCGCCCCGGCGCGAACGTCACAAGGGTGCGATTCAGCGATTCGGAGCCAAGGCGGCGGTGGTGGTGATCAGTTGGGAACGGACTGTGCGTAGAGCGTATCCGGGCAGTAGTCGATGTCGCCCGGCCAGCATACGGTTCCGTAATTCACGGTAACGAGCCGGAAGAACGATTCATCCTTCAGCGGCGCAAAGGCCGGGAAGTCCAGCAGCGGAGAGGCGTCGAAGACGCGCTCCTCATTGTTGGAGAACGTCAACTGCAGCCGGTGCCCGGACAGCGGCACAGCCTTGCGCACCCGCGGCCCGAGGGGCTGGGAGCCATAGATGATTTCAGTCATGATACACCTCCGTTACTTCAGCGGGTCGATACGGAAAGTGGCTTCGCCTTCAAGCGCCAGCTTCCAGTTGGCCATCAGCTCGTCCTCATGCAGCAGCGCCCACGCCTTGACCAGCGCGGCCTGCTTCTTCGGGAAGCCGCCGGCAAGAATTTCGCCGTCCAGCGAAAAGGACGCTTCATAGTCGCCGTAATAGGCGTGGAAGTGCGGACCGCTGTGCTGCCCCATATCCTTCCAGTTCATACGAATGAGGATACCGTAAAACATGCAGATTGTCGGCATGGGGAACCTCCTTGTAAGTTACTTAAAGCCGAGTTTAGGTGCGGTGTAGGGGGTGAAGACGAAGGGGTTAGAGGAGATTTGCAAGAAGGTGCCTTCAACCAGATTCCAAGTGATAGACTCGTCGCTTGAGTAAAAGGATTCATATTCGATGAGATCATCAACATCTGTAAAAAACTCGTTTGTACGTTTGCCGTAGGTCAAAGAAGAAATGTCGGTGCTTGTCATTGTCCATTTGCCGGCTGGGATATCTACGCCGATTTCATAGATGCCGACTGGAACCTCAACTTCTTGCCAGTCATCTGTTACCCACATGGCTAATTGCACCTGTTGCTGGAGCTGTATCAACTCTTCCAAGGTCATGCCAGTTAAGTCGAATTCGGCCACGGCAGAGGTAGCGCAGACGATGAGCGCAAGGATAAACGTGATGATCTTCTTCATGAAGGTAACCTCCTCTATTGTTGTTTGATCATTTTTCTCGGATGCGGATTTCCACACCCTCAAAAAATGGAAGATCAGTTAAGTTAGGATTAGTCGTGATTTCAATCTGTTCCCTTTTTGCTGCTTCCTTCGTTTCGACGGTTCCGTCGCAGCTGGCCTCATACAGAGGGATGGGCTTGCCGGTGGGCGGGTACGGAACCTTGCCGATCTGCTTCAGCGGAAGAGAGCCTGCGGAATGATGTTTCACAGCAAAGTCCAGCGCGGTGCAGACAAGCTCCTGCCCGACGGGGGTAAGGGTGTCGAACCGAGCGGCGACTTCGATAGCCTTTTCAGTGTACTTCTGACGGGTGGGCTTTGAGGCCTTTTTTGCAAAAGCCTCATCGATGGATATCTCATAGATATCGCAAAGGACGAACAGGGTGTTTGCATCTGGCTGTGCGTATCCTGTTTCCCAGTGCCCGACTACCTGCTGGCCGCGCCCGATTTGTTCAGCAACTTGTTTCTGTGTAAGCCCTTTTGCTTCGCGGGCTGCCTTTAGAATTTGGCCGATTTCTTGCTTGGTCATGTGTTGCACCTCGTTTCTGGTCACATTATACACCGCATCGTTTTGAAAATCAATACGTTTTCTCAAATATTGAGTACAAAGGTATTGACAACTAATTATTTGAGTGCTATAATGACGACGTACTCAAAAATTGAGTTTGGAGGTGAGCTATTTGGATGATGTAAGAGTAGTTCTCAAGGGAATTATTAGTTCCCGAGGATTCAATCAAGCTGCGATTGCACGCAAGGCTGAAATGTCGCCTGCGAAGCTGTGCGACATCCTGAATCTTCGCCGCAGGCTGGATGCGAACGAAATGTTCAATCTCTGCGACGCGATGGAAATTAGCTATAGCGAGCTGAGACCAACCCGCCCGGCCTGACCGAAACAAAAATCCCCGCCGCAGCGGGGTGGAAGGAGAAAACATGGAGAGAGCAAAAGCCTCCGAGAAACGCTGCAACGTTTTCGAGGAGCTGATCAGGGCAAACGCAAACGAGCCGGATTACGATGTTGAATCATGTTACGACATCGACGAAGCCGCAGATGGGAACAAGCCTGCTGAGCAGCTGTGAGGCTTTCCAGTCGAGAGGCGAATCCTCGATATGGAATTTCAGCGCAATGCAAAAATGGCGCATATCATCGGCAGTGAATGATGGCGATTGCGCTTCAAGGCGCAAAGCAAGGGTGTTATATCGAGCAACATAGGCGCGATACTTTGCGTCGGTGAGGCTGTCGGCGAGATTGCGTAAAGCATTGACGATGATGGCAATATCGTCAGAAGAGAATTCAAATTGCGGCATGGCGGTTTCACCTCCTTTCGATGTGATTATACCACACGACCGCAGGAAGGACAAGGAAGTCATGAACGCTAGGAAAATTGACGCGCTTCTGGCGGAGCTGGAAGGCGTGGAAAGATGGGAATGGGAGGCATTTCGGGACAGGGTGGACGAGAAATATGCCGCCGACGCCCGGAAGATGACGCTCACGCCGGACATGGCCGGGCATATCAGACAGCGCCTTGCTGACGAGGCCGGTATCGGCGAGAGCCGCCCCCGCGAAGGCAGCCGGCAGATGAAGATGTTTTGACGGCCGCAGGGCCGCAGCAAGAAGGACAAGCGAAACCGAATAGGATCTGAACAGGAATGGCGATGCGCAGACAAACGGAAAGGGGGAATTCTTGGTGGCACTGGTGAGAAGCGGCGTTGCCGGAAACGGTGCGCGATGGCGAATTTGTGACGACGATTACATCCGCAATACGCCGGAGGAGAATGCCAGACGTCGGGCCTATGCCTGCGGGCTTGCCCATCAGATCCTGATTGACGCAGCGTTGGAGAAACAGAAGGAGGAGCAGAATGGAGATTTATTTCAACTGGCACAGAATGCCGAGCCGCCCGGAGATGATCCGGCATATGGAGAAGCGGCTGGACGAACTGATCGACCGCCGCGTGGAGCAGCTGCGCCGGCAGGCGGCGATGCAGGCGCGCTGCGCCGCGCTCGGCTGGATTCCCGAGTTGGCGCGAGAGGTTGAGGCCTTTGAGCGCAACATCATGATGATCGACAGCCAGATCGAGCGCGTGGAGATCGAGCTGAGCGAACTGTACCACGGCGAAAGGGAGGGCTGGCCCTTCCGGAACGAGGTGTACGAGAGTGTATAATGCGGCGATTTTCCTGCTGGGCGTGCTGATCGGCGTCGAGATTTCGGTGTGCGTGTGGTCCGCGCGGCAGGCGGTGAGGGCGTTTGAGGAGGATACAGATGGATAATACAACCGGAATGTGCCGCTTCTGCGGTCAGGTGAGCGTTGTTGACCCCGCGGGGATATTTGGTCAGGACGAACGCGACCGGATTGCCACGGAGCAGTGTCTCTGCGAGGGTTCCGAACGCGCGCGGATCATACGAAACGCGAAGGAAAAGCTGGAGAAGCTGGCCGGCGAGGAATCGAAAGACGCTGGATACGAGTACGCAGTATGCCGTGAAACGATTGATGCGCTCGGAGAGGCGATGGCATGGTTGGTAGACGGCTATCTGGCGGAGCTTCGCGTGGTGGAGCCGGGCGGAGATGTTATCAGAATTACACGGGCAATCCGTGAGGTCAATGTAGAGCGCGTGCATAAGGTGAAGCGCAAGCTGTGAGGCATGTATGAAGATTGTAGTTGATCTGGTGGATAAGGCGGAGCGGCTGCCGACGGCCAAGGACGCGGACGCTCAGGGCTGCGTGGTCGCGCTGCATCGTTACGACGGGCTGCGAGTGGAGCACTGGACCAACGTGGTCAGGTTTGGAAGATTGATTACCCATTGGGGTACTTACAGAGTGGAAGGAGAGTAACAATGACGCAGTATATGGTGACGGGATATCGTCTGAATCCGGCAACGGTTCCGCAGGAGGTTATTGAGAAGGCAGCTATGAAGGAAATCCGCGAGATGCGCGAGCGCATCAGGAAGCAGGAGGCCGGAAAGTGCGCGGCGGAGATCGAGCGCGCACGGATGGTGGAGGGCAGCCGCAACCGCCTGCTCGCAGAGAAGCAGCGGCAGTTGAATGCAGCGAAAAAGCGGGGGGCCTTCCGGGCGTTTACCGACCGGATCGACACTGCGTGGGCAACCGGCTGGGGCATTCTGTTCGTCATCTGGGATGCGATCATTGACTTTGGCCTGAGATACGGCCTGTGGGTGTACGAGCCATACGACGAATAAGAGGAGGCGAAGCAGGCATGCGTGAGAACTGGCCGTGCAGGGAAAACGGCAGAGAGTGCGAGGCCCGGGAGCCGGGCTGTCAGGACAAGTGCATGCGCATGCTGGCGGCGCAGCTGTGCGCCGGAGAGCGCAGGAAGGCCGAAAAGGCGGCGAGACAGGCGGAGGCCGACGTGGTGAGCGTACTTACGGAGGACGCCGCCCGCAGGCAGCGGCGCAAACCGAAACAGCGATAACGCCCGGAAACGGGCATATGGGGCCTGTAAGTGAAAGGGGAAACCGCTGCGCGTGCAGAAGCCGGGTTCGAATCCCGGAGGCCCCACCAATGGCGGAGTAGTAGCCGCCGGAAATTGTGGATAAGTCGGAAAGCAGAAGGGAGGGATGAAACGGCGGTTATGGAGGGAGGGGCTTAAGCCCCGACTAGCGATTCCCGAAACCGAAGGTATTCGGGTCGCGTACCCGCGACGCGGCGCAGCCGTGGGGCGGGCGGAATTCTATAATGCACAGCGGCCCGGTTCAGGGGTTCCGGGCCGCGATATGTGCCGGTAGCTCAAAAAGGAAGAGCACTGAGTTTGGTCAGACTCGGAAGGTGCGGGTTCGAGCCCCGCCCGGCGCACCACCCCATGCTGCGCCCGCCCCGCTTCGCGTCGCGGGTACGCTGGGCAATCCTTCGGATTTGCTCTAGCTAGTCGGCTTGCAGCCTCCCTTCGGGGATGGGGGTTCGTATCCAACCTCAGGGGTATAACCCCGACCCGGTCTATCCTTTCAGACGGGCGGCTCCCTGGCGCGCGCTGCGGCTTTCGACATTTTCCGCGGCGTAAGGGAGCCTGATATGCGGCAGACAGTTCGGCGGAGCATTCCGCGCCGGGGCAGCACCGGCAGGCCGCTATTTTATTGGCAGGTGATGGATATGAAGGGAACGCAAGCAATGGACCATGTCCGCGACGAGATTGTTGTTGACAACTTTGCGGGCGGAGGCGGCGCGTCCACCGGCATTGAGATTGCCATTGGCCGGAGCGTGGATATCGCGATCAACCATGATCCGGCGGCGATTGCGATGCACCGGGCGAATCACCCGGACAGCGAGCATTACTGCGAGGATGTATGGGAGGTTGATCCGGTGAAGGCCTGCGCCGGACGTCAGGTGGCTCTTGCGTGGTTCTCGCCAGACTGCAAGCATCACAGCAAGGCCAAGGGCGGCAAGCCGCGCGACAAGAAGATTCGTGGGCTTGCATGGGTAGCTGTGAAATGGGCATACTGCGTGCGCCCCCGCGTTCTGATGCTGGAAAACGTAGAGGAGTTTCTGGACTGGGGGCCTCTGGATGAGAATAACAAGCCGATTGAGAGCCGGAAGGGCGAAACCTTCCGAGGGTTTTATCTGGCACTGACGACGGGCATATCTCCCCAGCATCCGGCGTTTCGGGAGATGTGCGAGGAGCTGAAGATTGATGCTGAATCCGAGATGGCCATTGCCCTTACAAAGGGGTTGGGATATCAGGTGAACTACAATCTTCTGCGGGCATGCGATTACGGCGCACCTACGATCCGGCGGCGCTTCTTCCTGATTGCGCGCAGCGACGGAAAACGAATTGTTTGGCCGGAGCCGACACACGCGCCCGCCGATTCCGACGGCTCTGGTGAAGGTGAATCTCCCGGAGCTGTGCGCGTGAGCCAATTACAGATATAACGGAAAGGTTGGATAGCTGATGAAAGACATAAGCAAGCCTGCATTTGAAGAGTGCGGCAAATGCCTGCATAATCGTCAGGGATTTGAAACGATTTGCTGTGCGGCGAATCGGCTGCGGAAGGGCATGCGCGATCTGATCGACGCGGTGGACGTCAAACACTGGCTTGGACCTTCGGAAGGATGCAGTGCTTTTGAAGAGGACTGGCTGGGAAAAAGAGATGAAAACATCGCGCGGCTTGAGAAGCTTACGGACCGGGCATATGCGTTGACTATATTGAGCCTGATTCGTCACGAAGCCAACTATTTCGGGCCGGAAGATGAAATGAGCCTTTGGGAGATGGTAATACGCTGGGCTGACGAGGGCAAGAAGCGGTCGGACATCTTGCGCGCACTGGAAAGAGAAGTAAGGTATATTCAACATTTCTAAAATCACCGCCCCATTTGGGGCGTGTATGGGCCTTTAGCTCAAATGGCAGAGCGGCGGCCTCGCAAACCGCGTACCCGCGACGCGGAGCGGGGCGGCGATAATCCGGGTTCGAATCCCGGAAGGCCCACCAGCCCTATCGAGAGAGCGCGGCACGCCTCGCACGGCGGCGCGCTCCGGGCATTGCGTTCCTCAGCGGGGTATAACCCCGGCCCGCCCATCTCCTTCCGGCGGGTTGCCCCCTGTCCGGTGCGTTCGGATCACAAGGAGGCCGGCCGGGCGGAGCCGCACAAGCCCCGCCCGGCAATAGGGAAGGAGCCGAAAGGAGAGAAAGTGCTGTGAAGGCAAGAACGGAAGAATTTGAAGGGGAAATGCTTACCCTCGAGGAAATCGCCGCGCGCACAGGGGTTTCGTACCACACGATCATTGCCCGCCGGAACAGATACGGCATCGCCACAGCGGAAGCGGTGGCGATGGGGCATTACAATGTCAAGCGGTTCTGCTTCCGGGGAAATTGGGTGCAGCTCAAGGAGATCTCCGCAGAGTGCGGCGTATCCGACCGCGCCCTGCGGAAGGCAATGAAGGCGAACAACCTCACGGCGGAGCAGGCGGCGGACATCTATATTGCCAAGGTTCACGAATACAAGGGCGGTATGGAATGCCTGCGGGATATTGCGCAGTGGAACGACATAGACGTCGGCGCTCTGCGCAGCAACATGAGCCGCCACGGCAAGACTGCGGAGCAGATGGTGAAGACCATGCTGGAAAAGCGAGAGGAGGATTTGCGGTACGGCAAGAAAAGGCAGAACAGGCAGGCGCAGTTCAAAGCTGCGATTATGCAGCTCGGTTCGGTGCACGAGCGCGTGGCGCGGCTGCTGGCGAACGAGATTTTTGCCGACGCTGAAGACTTGGCACTTGACCGGACGCCGGACGGCGGCTTTGAGTTCGGCTCGGAGCACTATCTGTTCCGGGTGGGGTTTCCGAAGCCGGAGCATGCGACGTTGGAGAGCTTCTGGCGGAGCACGGGCGAGAAGAGCATGTCGCGCCGGTACAAATATGAAGCGGACGGCAAGAGGGTCAGGGAGATTACCAATGACGCTTTTGCCGAGCATGCGAGACTGCTGCACACGCTGCAGTAGTTGGGTGCAATTACATATGCGGAAGGAGATTGAGCATGGAGTTTGAACGGTATCAGGAGATGGCGCGCAGGACGCAGAATCCGGAGCTTACGCTGCTGGAACGGCGGCTGCACGCGCTGCACGGTCTGGCCTCGGAGGTGGGCGAGATTCACGGCATTTACCAGAAGGGATTTCAGGGCCACCCGGTGCGGCCCGAGGATGTGACCGACGAGCTGGGAGACCTGCTGTGGTTTGCCGCAGAGCTGTGCGATGTGCTGGGCGTGAGCCTGAGCAGCGTGGCGCAGCGGAACGTGGACAAGCTGACGGCCCGCTACCCAGAGGGATTTTCCGAGGAACGGAGTCTGAACAGAGATGTGGTGAGCGAGGAGAAGAAATGGGCGCTGGCGGAATGCTACCTGAATCAGGTGATATCGGAATATGCGGCTATCGGCGCGCCTGGCAGGTTTGCGCTGGATATACTTTTAGTTCCGCTGAAAAAGCGGCTTGATGAGGGCGAACGCACAGAAGAGTTGTACACCGCAATTATGGACTGTGAATGAAAGGAAGGATACGGGATGTTAAAGGCGACAATCAAGAAGACGAGAAAAGGTGCGAGGGTGAAAATTCGCGCAAGGAGAACAAGCGCTGCAGAAGTCGTTGCGCTGATGGCGAAAATCTGCGAAGGCTATTGCGAGAATGCGGCGGGCGTGACGCCCGAGAAGCTGCTGGATGCAGTGCGCCATGCAATGGAGGTTGATGCAGAGGAGAAGAAAGACGGCGGTCTGACCGTACGCTGCCACAAGCCCGAGGACTGCTGCGAGGATTATGGTCCTGCCGGCTGGTGCAGCCGGTTCGACAGGATGTGTGAAGAGGTACACGACGAGGGGGAGGCGGAGGACGAATGAGCGGGAACCATGTCTATTATTGTCTGGCGAAGAAGCCTTCCGAGGACACGCTGCCGGAAAAGGGGCTGAAGCGGTTTGTGCCGTATAAGGAGCGCATGTATGAAGAATGCGTCGGAACGATGGTCAGCGGGTACGCGGTGTATGACCGCGTGCTGGAACCGTGGGAGATTGCGCGCTGGGGACTGATCTCCAAGC